AAATCTACGGAACTTCTGAAGACTTCAAACTACTTAGTGGAGTTGACACTAAGAATAGTCTCCCAGAAGTTCCCATAAGGCTAAATTTTCAAAGATATGGCTAATATATCACGAAAGTCAAGAAAACTCAATAAACAACAGCTAAAACGGCGAGAAGTGATATTTAATTGGCTATTTAATACCTCTATAACCTGTAGCCTCGCAATGCCTGAGAAGGTGGCTTTAGCGGTTGATGACTTACTTTATACCCAACAAGAAATAGCAGAGAAATTAGGGGTTTCTCAACCTATGGTTCATCACCACTATAGGAGATATTACGAAGGACTACAAGATAAACCACAAACCGACCCTGAATTACATGACCAATTAACACAGGAGCAAGTATGAGAACAATCAGAAATAAATTTGTTAAAGATTTTAATGAGGAATTAGCCCAAGGAATTGAGAAAGCTGCTCATTCTCATGGTAACGGAGTAAATAATAAAAGGTTAGGAAGAGACCCTTTTAAATGGGCATTGCTTATTTGTATAGGTTATGAATGTCTATCTATGCCATCTTACAAGAAATATCACGGAATAAAGTGTAATTGGAGAAAAGTTAAGAAATGGATAAAGGAAAATGGGAAGCTCCACACTCACGATGGTGATTTTGATTATCTGTCAGCGTTCTGTGGTGGGTATAACGAATATCTACCAAAGAAGAAAAGTAAAAAATGAACTATTTTGACCACATTATATTAGTTTTAAGTTTAATCACTCTCTATATTTGGGCTTTAATTACGGCTTTATGAACAAACAACTAACCGATAAAAGGCTAATAGAGGAGTTTATCCAAGAGCTTGATAAGAGAGGTTATAACTTTTACATCTTAAAAGGGATCAGGAGTCTATTAAGACAGGAAAAAAAGGGAGGTGATAATTATGGCGAAACCAAAAGAGAAAACACTTGAGGAAAAACTAAAAGCTGATTTTCCTGATGAAGCATATAGCTCGGATACTAGCCGGGGGTTTGAGCTAACTTCAATTAAAGCCGCCTATGTTATTGAGCGACTTAATGAGGTTTTTGGTTTGTGTGGGTTCGGTTGGAAATATAAAATCTCAAAGTTCAAAGAAACAACTGATGACGCTGGGAAAATAATTGAGGTTGGTGTAAAAGTTATGCTTTGGTATAAAACCCCAGAAATGGACCCAGGAGAATGGTCAGAGCCGATTACCCATGTCGGCGGCAAAAGATTAGTTAAAAACCACATAACCGACGCTAGGAAGTCTGCCATAACTGACGCCCTAACTAAGATTGCAAGTATGTTAGGGATTGGCCACACAGCTTTTAAGGGCTTAAAAAGGGTTAAACCAAATGTTACAGCCAAAAGAGGATCAACACCAGGACCAAAAGTCACGCCCTACCCCTAAGCCAGAGATGTGCGAGGAATGTTCGACTGAACTACATCCGAATGTCGCTAAATACTCTTGGAGAGTTTTTGGGAGATCGCTTTGTATTAAGTGTCAAGATAAAGAAAGGGTAAAGAAATATGGCAAACAGACCAATTAAATTCAGAGCTTGGAATAAAAAAGAGAAAGAAATGTGGGAAGTATTTGAGATTGATTTTCATGGAGAAAAGATTAAGGGAGGAAAGGGATTTACTAAAGGGAAAGGAACTTTTTATAACATTTTAATTGCCAATTTCAGAGATGTTATTCCTCTCCAATTCACAGGCTTAAAAGACAAAAAAGGAGTTGAGATTTATGAGGGGGATATTTTGCTTTGGCAAAACCCAGAGGAGGAAAAGGGCGTAGGGGATATTCACGAAGTTGTTTTTAAAGAAGGGGCTTTCCAGAAAAGATGGATAAATACATATGGCAAAACTAGCTTTACCTTACTAGCTGATATAAATGAATTTGAAATCATCGGCAATATTTATGAGGATAAAAAATTATTAAAACAAAAATAAACTGCCAATGCCTAAAGGACTGCCTATTGAAAGAAATGTAATCCTAGTGAGAACTTATACCGATGCCCAGAAGCGGTTGGTTTCCTATCCCCAATGTAAAGTCTTTAGCTTTAATGATGAATTTATTGCTTTCCGGGACATCTACCGCCACAAATCCCAATTATTCAGAGACGACTCTTGGAATTTGGATCACCTTGTTTTTGATTGGCTAAAACTTCACGGAGTTAAAAAGATTTACTATTTTGAAAGAAAAACAAAGAAACTCTTTAAGATAACGATTAAAAGAATCGAGAACGCGCTTAAAAGAAAGGAAGCCTACAAAGAGAAACTCCACAATCACACTCAATACTTTATTCCCCGGTATCTTTGGTCAACTAATCCCCCAGAGAAGAATGAGGTTTTAGTTATTGCAAGAAAGTGGATTAAAGCAGAGATTAGTGTTGGTTGGATGGGAGATACTTTTGACCGACTAGAGAAAAGAGAGCCAAGCACTTATATCAATCCTAAGATTAAACAAAGATTAGCAAAGGAATTTAGGGAGAAATATGCGTGAACAAAACTTTTGGGTAATTATCCCACCACCAGTCGTAGGAGACAAGAATCTGCCGAGTGGGGCTAAACTGGTTTTTGGCAGGATATTCGCTTTAATGAAGAAAAAGGGCTATTGCTACGCCTCAAACGAATTTCTTGGCAAAGACATAGATTTAACCAAAAAAACAGTTAGTGCCTATATCTCTAAGTTAGCAAGGGCAGGCTATTTAACAGTTGAACTAATTCGGAATAAGACTAACCAAGTAAAAGAGAGAAGGTTATACACATACCTATCCAATTTTAATGGGGGAGGTATCCTAAACCCTATCCAATTAAAGTTGGAGAAGAGTAATGAAAGAGTAAAGAAAAGAGTATTTAATAAAAAAATGAAATCTTTAGGGGAAGTTGTGGATAAAATTAGACCTAAATATACATAGTAAAGGGGGTGAATAGAATGGCTAAATTTAAAGTTGGGGATAGGGTGGAAATTTTAGGTGATAAGGCTCATGCGGGTCATTGGTTTAGTCCTGGAAGTAAAGGAACAATTTTGAAGAGGTCAGGCACTTATAGTTATGAGGTTCAACCTGAGGGCTTTACAAGTAGACTAAAAAGCAGATTTGTCAGTGCGGGAGATTTAAAGCTCATTGATAAGCGAGGCCGTCTATCTAAACCAAAACTAGTTAAATACATAGCAAAATACGAAGAAGAAGGCAGAGACCCTTATAAAGAATTTACCTCAAAGAAAGAACTAAATGAGTGGTTAAGAGTACAGCAATTAACGCTAGATGGGGCAAACGAAAACATTATTTTTGATTCTATTGTAGTTTACCCTGTCGGCAAGCCAATGAAGGTTGAACAAAGTTTCAGGCTGAAGGCCAAATAAAAACCTCTAACCCGAAACGATTAACAATTTCCGTTAGAGGAGTTTATAAACTAGGTATATTATACCATAACTTGTCAACATTTTGTTAATAAGTACACGATAATTACTAACATTTTGGGGATAAATGGCAATACTAGACGATTTAGAAAGAGCCAGAGACAATTTGAAGAAGGCCCGGAAGAAGGGGGATCTGCCAATGATAAGGCTGTGGAAGAGAGTGGAAGAGAGCGCCAAAAGAAGGTTAGATAAATTGATGGGGAGAAAATGAAAGACGAGCCGGATAGTTTAAAACTAGGAATCATAACCTTATTCGTCTTTGCCCTATTAGTAATTTTAGGAGGAATAAAAAATGGAATGGCTTACAAAAATAATAATCTTGATATTAGCGATTTGGGGGTTAGCTTGGTTGCCCATAGTAGCCCCAAAGTTGTTAAAAAGGATGAGCAGGGGGATGGACAAATTAGAGAAAGCCGAGAAGCAAGCCAAAAAGATAAGACAGAGGCGATTGCTACATTTCTACAAAACACTAATTCTCCTCTTGCTGTTCTTGCTGGTGATTTCGTTAGCGTGGGGGATATTTATAATCTTGATCCTTATCTTTTGGTGGCTATTAGTGGAGTTGAGTCATCTTTTGGCAAGCACTATCCGGTGGCTACCAACAATCCCTTTGGCATATATTCTAGCTCCAATAGTCTTAGGTATTTTCGCTCTCTTAGCGAGGCACTTGATTATCTCGGAAAACTCCTCTCGGAAAAATATGACACAACCTCTGTCGAAAATATCGGAAGAAAATACTGCCCAGCACATCACGAAAGCTGGTCATGGAAGGTTAGATTTTTTATTGAAGAAATTAAAAAGGAAGAGGCAAAAATAGAGGTTTTATGAAGAAGATAAGTATTGGTTCAATTTTACTAATAGCTGTCTTTATAAGCTGGTCTTTGCTTTTCTACAGGATGGGATATGGTAGTGGTTATGAAGTTGCTACTAAAGACTTAATCCAACGATTAGATTTAGCAGAGGAAAAACTGGTTACTTGTAGTGCTGACCTAAAAGAAAGAGAGGAGATGGAGGATACTTGCTGGCAATATGTTGAAGAAAGGTGTGTTTGCGTAATGTATGGGGGGACTGTTGAGCCCCCATTAACTAGAGATGAGATTTGTGATTGGCATTGTGATAAAGGAGAGTATTCGGAAGAACTAGGTTATTGCCGTCTTGACTATTGGGAGCAAAAATAAATGTCATTAAATAAATTAAAGAAGAAATTTGAACTAACAAATGATGTTCCTATGCAAGACTATACAGTCAAAAATAGATGGATTGCTGAGGTTAAAAACAAAGACCTTCTCAAAGCAGTTCTGCCGTTGTTGAGGGAAATAATTTATTCAAAAAGCCCTGACGCAACAGCAATGGACTTATTCGACGAAATTGAAGAACTCTTAGAGGAGAACAAATGACCAAACCAACCAAAAAAGAGTGGAAGAAGGAGTTTGAGAAAAGGAAATTTACTAAATGGTGGGAGAAGGTGATATTTGAAGAAGCAGAATGGGATGAAGAAATAATTGATGGGACATTAGTTACAAGCCTTTTAGTGGCAAAGCATCTCTTATGGGCGGTAATAAACAAAACCATCAACCAAGAGGTAAAAGAGGCGTTGGACGAATATGAGGGCTTGATAATAGTAGGGCTAAGTTTGGGCTTGGAAGGTCAAAAGATAGTGAAAAATATAAAAGAAGTGATTAAAAAAGAACTAGAGGAGAAATAAGTTATTTATAAAGGGATATATGTATGAAATTTATAGATTTATTTGCTGGTATAGGAGGGTTTAGGTGTGGGCTTGAAAAAGCAAATACCATTGATGCGTTGGAACTCAGGCGACGTGGACAAAAGAAAAACGAGTTGGAAACCAATAGCACCAACACTATCGGCAAATCCAACAAGCGACAATCTACCTATCGTTGCGTTTGGTCAAATGAATGGGATAAATACGCCAGCCAAATCTACAAAAAACACTATGGAGAATGCGACACCAGAGACATCAGAACAGTTGAAGCTAGTGAAATCCCCGACCACGACCTGCTCTGTGCGGGCTATCCTTGCCAAAGTTTTTCCATTGCTGGAAAGAGGCGAGGATTTGAAGATACAAGAGGAACTCTTTTCTTTGAAATCTGCCGTATCGCAAAAGTTAAAAGACCTAAGCTACTACTGCTTGAGAATGTCAAGGGATTGCTCTCACACGACAAAGGTAAAACATTTTACACCACGATTAAATCGCTTGATGAGTTGGGGTATGACTGTGAATGGCAGGTGCTTAACAGCAAGGATTTCGGAGTCCCCCAGAATAGGGAAAGAGTGTTCATTGTCGGACATCTTAGAGGAAAAAGTAAACCAAAAGTATTTCCTATCGGAGAAAACAATGAAAAGTCTGAAATGGGTATCAAAATAGTAGCTCATCGGAAAAATTACAGGAGAAATTTACAGGTATTTGATATTACAGGACAAACGGAGGCACTTGATACAGCAGGTGGCGGTGGAAGACAAAGACATATATTTGACAGCCTTCATGGATTTGGACATGGGTGGCAAGGCTATCACAATAGAAAGGCAATTAAAAAGGGAATGATTAGACGATTAACCCCAACCGAGTGCGAAAGATTACAAGGTTTTCCTGATGGCTGGACAGAAGGGATAAGCGACACCCAAAGATATAAATGTTTAGGGAATGCGGTAACGACTAATGTGATTACAGCAATAGGTAGTTATTTATAAGGGATAGGGGGTGAGAGGGTATGGCAGAAGGGATAGAAGTAAATAAACTTGCAGGACTAACTAAAAATATGCTTGATGAAAAGTATTGGAGTGTAGGGGTGGCTATTAACTGCTCAATTTTACAAAGGCGATTTCCTATTGGAAGTGAAGTTGGTTTCAAAGTAGGTAGGAAACATTACAAAATAATTAGAGATAAATGACCTGCCAATTCTTAAAACCAGTAACTAAAGAAGCAAAGGAAGCGTTGAATAAGCTAGATACCTCGTTAGAAATGGGATGTATTTATCAAGCTCACTCGCTTTTAATCAATCGGCGATTCCCACTTTATTGTCGAGGGTGTAAGGAATTCTGGAAATGTTTATGGATTGGCATCAAGAAAAAACTATTCCACCAATGCCCTATCTGTAAAAAACATAGCAGGGTTAATTCTTAGTTGGAGAGAGGGATGAATAGAATAATACCTGTTACGAAAAACAAAAGAATACTAATTACAAGTGCTTTTGACGGAGAGCATTGGCGATATAAAGTTGCCAAGCAGGTTAAGTTTTGGTTCTGGTGGTTAGATGATGGTTGGGATGATAGCTTGTTTCATAGAGTTCGTTATGAAGAAACATTACTGGATGCTACTGATTGGGCAAAAGAGTTAAAAGAGAGATATTTAAAGGGTTTAAATCAAATTAGCCAACCAAAATAATTATTAGTTTATAGAGGGAGGTGAAGGAGATGGGAGAGAAATGTTGCGATAAACATAACAAAATGGGCGACCCAATGAGTGGTAGCCGTGGGAAGTGTGGTTGGGCAGGAAGATATAAAAGTATTTGGGACAGTTATTGTTGTGAGAATTGTCCCTCATTAAAAGCATATAGGGAAGCTAAAAAGAAAACATTGGAAAGTTTATAACCAACCCTCAAGTTAGTGGTTAAGATGAAAGATAAATTTTACTGGTGGCTAATAGAGTTTCAGGATAGTGGAAGGTGTCCTAACTGGCTTAATCCCGTTATTTGGAGACTTAGGGAATGGTTAGTCTAGCCACTAACTAGAAGAAAGGAGAATAGGATGAGGAAGAAAATTAAAGAACATACTCAAACTATCCAGTTCATTTCAGGAAGGAAAATTACTCTTTATAATGTGGTGAAAATTGACCAAGATGAGGAATATCTAATTCTAACTACACGAAAAATAAATCTGGGAAAGGAATGTCTAAAAGAATATTGGATACCAAAGACCCAAATAGAAGTTATTGAGAGAGATAACCCAAACCAAAGGAGCTAAGAATGGCTAAGACCAACAAATTACTAGAGAGGAAGATTGGAGGGGGGGTGAAAAGAAAGTGAAGAAATTTGTTTTTCTTTATGCTGACGAGAACGGAAAGTGTCATGATTGCGGAGTATCGGCAGGTGAATGGCATCACGATGGTTGTGATGTAGAACACTGTCCTTTCACTTTTAAGCAAAGAATAACTTGTGATTGTAAAAAGTGTAAAGAATTACGTCTAGTTGATAAAGTTCCTTTTGGCTTTGAAGAAAAAGAAATTCGTGATTTAGCAAAGGAGATTAAGTGAAACACCCAAGAGAAAAAGGAAGAAGGGCTGAATTAAAATACGCTAAGATTTGGCGACAAATAGACCCAGATGCTAAGAGAATGCCCCTTAGTGGAGCAATAGACGGGCTAAGAGAAGATATTTTTACTTATCTGCCCTTTCATATAGAGGTGCGTAAAAGAGAACGAGTTAGATTTTGGGCATGGTGGAATGAATTAAGAGAGAAATGTAAATACAAAACCCCATTATTAGGAATAACAGGAAATCATAGAGAAGAGTTAATCGTTTTAAGGTTTAGAGATTTTGTTAGTTTTTTGAAGGAAGCAGGTTACTCAAGGAAAAAGAAAAGACCTTTTAAGGGTAAGAGCTAGCCCTCATTGTGCCCGGAAGCTCAGGCTAGCCCCGGGCACTATGAGTTTGAGAATCGTTGACATAAACCTAAAGCCCATTAACAAACTTCAACAGGAGATTATGAAGTTTGTTGATTGGTGGGCGCGTGAGAAAAAGACTCCCATCCCCCGGAAAGAGATTATTGAGGAGATGGAAAGCCAAGGAATTACATTCTCTACGACTAGAAACGCCATCAATTCCTTGCTTAAAAAGGGCTATATTAGGAGAGCAGTAATGGCCTCGAATAAGACATTTTACGTACAGTTAAGGGGAATATGAGCAGCGGAAAAGAACAAATCACAACTAGAGAAATACCAGGAGAGCCGATTAGAGTCTGGCTAAGGCTTGATTTTATAAAAGAGGGTGAAATATAACGAAGGGTTATGAGGTTGATGGTGAATCTTCTACCTGGTATCGGGGCGTAGAAAAGGCTCTGAAGGAAATTAGGGGCAGAGATGGGGATTTAAAACGAGTAGTGATTTTCTTAGAGAAACATGAACAAAAAAGCGAATAAAGAACCAAAGAAAAAACAACCAGAGATAAGGGTTAAAACCACACCGGCTTTTAAGTTAAAAGACAAGACTCCGCGCCGGCGCTGGCAGGGTATTCACCTTAAAAAGGCGTTCGGTTTCATCCCAGAAGTAATCATCATCGAGAAGGTGTGGGGGAGGAACAACACCTTCATTGTCCGGGCGGTTATGACCCCAGAGGAACAGAAAAAGGAAAAAAAGAGGATGGCGGAACTGAAAAAGATACAGAAAAAGGAAATGGAGAAACTAACAAGCAAGCGCGCTAAAGAATTAGCGAAGAAGAAAGGCGGTGAGAAATAAATGGGAGATCAACCTAAACAACCAGGCCAGAGTCCACTGCCCCAACCCCGGGGCAAGGCTTTACTGGGGATGAACTTTGGTGATGCCCTAATCGCTGTAACCAAGGGCAAAAGGATAACTAGGATGAGTTGGAGAAACCCATCGCATTATGGATTTATAAAGGATTCGTTTCTAACGATTCACAGGGAAGGAAAAGACCATACTTGGATGGTCAATGACGGAGACATTCTAGGTGAAGACTGGATGATTCTGACTGAAGCTAAACCGAAGGGGGTGAGTTAAAAAATGACAATTCGTGAAGTGATTATTGGGTTAGCGATTGGTATAGCTGTGACTTTTCTTATTACTCCGATTCTTTTGAGGGTTTTGGCTTGGTGGTGGGATAAATGGCTATGAAAAAAATAATAAAATACTTGATAAAGTCCGAAAACAAACTTGCTTTTCTAATGCGAGTTTATTATGCCTATCGAATTAAATGGTTTGTCCGGACACGAATTTGGAAGTACCGATTTTTACTAAAAATAGGAAAGCTATGAAAAAAGGAATAATAATCGGTTTTCTAATTGTATCATTGTATATTTGGTTTTTGTTTTATCCTTTTCTGGATTTTATGGTAAGATTATTAAAATGAAACAACATATAACCCTAAAACAATTAAATGAATTAAGTGAGAAGGGGAAAAAGAGGTTGAAGAAGTGGTGGAAGCCAAAAGAAGGAGATTGGGTATATACCCCAGATTGGTATGAAGATGAGCCCATCTATGCCAAAGACGCAAATTGGGATTATGGAAAGATTTATGACGAGGATGGGAAACAAATAGGGATTAGTGCTCCCACACCAGAGATAAAAAGGTGGAAAAAAGTTAAACAAAAGGGCTACGAATGGCTATATGGGATAACAGATGAAGATGGAGATTTAATTTCTGTTGGAAAAGCTGACCTTCCCCTCCTCTCCATCGGGCAGATGATAGAGTTTTTGGATGAGAATGTGGGACATCCGCATTGGGAATTTGAGAGAAGTCATGGGATTGATAGTCATGGTTGGGAAATTGAAATCTGGGGAATAATGGAAGAGGATAATTTCAGGAAAGGTGGGCGAGAACTTTGTGATGCCCTTTGGGAAGCAGTAAAAGAACTTCTACTAGAGAAATAAGTCCCCTTGCCTTAAAATAGTTTCATTTGCTAGCGTTTAATTAACCAAACTCTTATGACAAAAAAGAACGGTAAAACTCCGAAGTCTGTTAAACAGACAAAAAACAAACCAAAAAGAAAAGCTCCGAAAACTGCTTGGAAACCCGGACAATCCGGTAATCCCAAAGGTAGACCGCCAGCAGGTTGGTCTTGGGCTGAATTGTTAAGAGAAGCAGGTGAAGAAATAGACAAGAAAAGTGGCAAACCATTCAAGGAATTAGTGTCTAAAAAACTATGGAAGAAGTGTATGGAGGGCGATGTTCGAGCAATAAAAGAATTGATGAATAGGATGGACGGCATGCCCCTACAAAAAGTGGAAGCCAAGGTGAGAGGCGATTTGATAGTTAGACAAACAACCTACAAGAAAAAGAAAAAGTGAATGAAGTCGAAATCCCTTACAATTTTACTGCCAGGGACTACCAAGTGCCCTTTCTCCGGGCAGTAGAGAAATCAATCAACGGCGAAAGCAAGATCCGTTTCTTTTACCAGATATGGCATCGTCGGAGTGGTAAGGACAAAGTTAATATTGCCGATGTAATCCCCAGAAGGCTAATAAAAAGCCCAGCCTTGGTCAAGTACGTCTACCCTACCCTAATCATGGGCCGGGACAACCTTTGGAATGGTATTGGTAGCGATGGTTTCAAGTTCATTAAACACATTCCCGAAGAAATTCGGATAGGCGACCCCAATGAGACCCGGATGACTATCAAGACAAGGACAACGGGCGGGGAGGAGTCGCTGTTCCAGGTTTCCGGAGCCAATAGGCCAGACACCTTACGAGGCGGTAACCCAATGTTGGTTGGCTACAGCGAATGGGCAGAACACGATCCCTACGCTTGGGATGTTATCGAGCCGATTTTAAGGGAGAATGATGGCATAGCTATCTTTAACACCACTCCTAGGGGCGATAATCACGCCAGGAGCCTATTTGAGTTTGCGAAGAACAACCCTCTATGGTGGGTACAAACCTTAACTTACAAGGATACTGGGGTCTTTTCAGAGGACACTTATAAGCGGATTGTCGAAGATACAGTCAAAAGGTTTGAAGCAGATGGCAGAAGTGAAGAAGAAGCAATCGCCTACTGTGAACAGGAATATATGTGTTCCTTTGACGCTCCGGTTACTGGTTCTTATTACGGCGCAGCAGTAATGAAAGCAGAGAAAGATAACAGGATTACCAATGTTCCCTATGATGAGTCATTACCAGTTAATACAGCTTGGGACTTGGGGATCGACGACTCGATGACAATCTGGTTCTTCCAGATAGCGGCAATGGAAATCAGGTTTATTGACTATTACGAGAATACTGGTGAAGGTTTACCTCATTATGCCCAAAAATTACAGGACAAGAAGTATATCTACGGCAAGCACTACGCCCCCCATGACATTAAGGTAAGGGAGTTAGGGTCAGGAAAGTCAAGGTTGGAAAGTGCCAAGAAACTAGGGATTAAGTTCGAGGTCGCACCGAAGCTCAGCATAGACGACGGTATCAACGCTGGGAGAACCGTTTTCAGCCGGTGCTGGTTTGATAAGAACAAATGTAGTCGGGGGATTCAAGCGATGAAGAACTATAAGAAGGAATGGAACGAAGTGAATAAGGTTTTTAGGAAGACTCCCTTACACAACTGGGCTTCCCATGGGGCGGATGCTTTTAGGACATTCGCGGTGGGGATGAAAAAGCAGATTAAACCCCGGGATCCGTCAGAAGTAGGAGGAGTATTACCCTATCACGAAGGATTACCGGGTTGACTTAAAATAGTTTTATTTGAAACGATTAAGTTATGGCAATATATAGGAAAAAAGGCTTCGCCTTCACTAAAAATTTTGTTATTCCTAATAATGAAAAAAATAAAATAATATTTGGTTTTCAAGTTAGTATTGGTATAAACGCAGATGAACCACAATATTTTAACCAAACCGCTAATTGGATTTTCATTGGTGGAGGATTTAATCTTAAAGAAACACAGAGAATACCTGGGCTTTTTTATAGATGGAATGTAAAACGATTGGAGAATTTGAAATAATATGCCCGAAGAACTTACCCAAGAGAACCCAGAATTAGAGATGCTCCGTCTTAATAAAGATTCTGGCTATAAGTACCGCAAGCGCCGGCACGACCCCTGGAAAGAAAACTACACCCTTTATCGGGACAGAGTGACTATTAACCGCCTTACCCAAAGGCAGTCAGTCAATATCCCCATGATGAAAATGATGATTCGTAGCATGCTCAAAGATGTGGATGACATGCCAGTTAATTACTTTGAGAACCTGGATAATAATAAAGAAGCTCAGGTTTTCCAGAACGAGTATTGGAAGCTGATAGGGGACCAGGATCACAACAACTTCGAGCTACTAGACATCGTTGACAAGAAGCAGGTGTTCCTTTTCGGTCGGAGCTTTGACCAGTGGCAGATAAAAGATGGCACAATCAAGGTGACTATCCAAGATCCGCAGGACATGCTCGTTTCTCGCCATACTGACCCGGTTAATCTCAACACGTCCCGTTTCCTGATCCACATGCACATTTACGTCCCTCTTAGCGTAATTGAAGCCAATGAGGACTACGACAAAGCAGAGGTCGCGAAACTAAAGAAATGGGCTTACAGCGAGCAGGGGATAGTCAAGGTAACTGGCAACGAGGAGATGGCGATAGAGAAGGCGAAGAAGATGGAAGATATGGGGATGGAAGACGTTGTGGATCCGGTTTTAGGCGAAGCCTACATAGAACTCACGCTTCACTTTGTTTACCGCAAGGAAGCAGGGGACCAAGAAGAGCAATTATACCTTTATGTTGAGGCGGAGAACATGGTGACTTTGATGAAGGAGAGGCTTGAGGAAGTAATTGGAGAAACCGAGGATAATTGGTGGAGAAATCATTTCCCTTACAACTCTTGGGCTGATGATTTAGAAAGGCAAGACTTTTGGAGCGATGCGATTGCCGACATTATCCGAACCCCTAATAAAGTAGTTAATGCCTGGTTCTCCCAGTTGGTTGAGAACAGAACGCTGAGGAACTACAACATGAATGTTTATGATTCCACCATAGAGGGATTCCAGCCCCAAACCTTTAATCCTATTCCGTGGGGGTGGTATGGAGTACCGGGAAAACCCAACGAAGTTTACGAGCAAATGAAAGTAAACGACCTTTCTGAATCCCTGGACGAGATGAAGTTTGTTATTGAGATGACGGAAAAGGCGACAGGTGCAGTAGCAACACAGCAAGGAGCACCAGTTGAAAGGCAGATTACTCTAGGTGAAGTTCAGCTTGCTCTTGGTGAGGCAAAAGAAAGGATTAAGGGAATGTCCAAGTTTTACACCCCTGTCTGGCGACAAAGGGGCATGATGTTCTTAAAACTGATTGAGGCAGCAAGCGACAGGCTAGACGCAGTTAAGATTTACAAGAAGGGTAGGAACACCAGCGAGATTTTCTCTCGCGAGATTGAACCAGATGACTGGATGACCAAGGCTGGCTACAGGGTGAAGGTTTGGAGTCAGGACGAGAAAAGGGCTCAAGATACTGATTCTCTTACAAAAATGAACGCCATGAAGATAGCAATGCCAGACAACCCCAAGGTTGATGAAATCTTCAAGAGAAAACTCACGGAGTTTGGTGACTTAACCCCTGACGAGATAAATGAAATTATGGAATGGGAGCAACGGAAAAGGGATGCTTTGCTCGCCCAGCCGCCTGAAGCTCAAATAATGCAACCTGAAGGGCAACTGCCCGCCCCACAAGGGCAAACGCAGGTGCCAATGCCAACATGAAGATAGACGATATTCTGAAAAGATACAATCTAAAATATGAAGACTTAACCCCGGATGAGCGCGGGACATTACACGCTTGGCTACGGGTTTTGGGTGAAGGGAAAGTCACCCTTGAGAGAGTCAAAGCCTATGTCACTTCGATGCGAGACGCGGTTGAGAAAGAGCTTACTGAGTACCCCGAAGAAACGATAATCAAAATCTGGTTCATCAAAATTAGAATTGGAAAGAATAGAGATAAAGAGTTAATACTAAAAGCTAGGCTAAGGAATTATATGTTATTAGAGGCGTTCCTGAGTACGCCAGAGAAGGCTAAGGCGACACTAGAGCGGACGATGGCAGCAATAGCCAAGCCGAAGGAGAAATAATGGCTTACATAAGTAGAACGATATTAAATAATACACATTGGCAAAAATTGCTTTATAACGTTATTGGGTGGGAAAAACATCCGATTCTAAAACTCTTGAAAGGTAAAAAATGCCCTGTATCAAAGTCAAAGGTGGTTACAAAATAAGACGCTCCAAGGGAGGTCTTTATCCGAAGGTTTATAAGAGCCTCAAGGCTTGCCAAAAGCGAGTAGCACAAATGGAGCGACACAAAAAGCGTTCCTAGTTTGGGTTGAATCAGCGAATATGGAGGCAATGGTTCTTTAACCTCCTTTCTCGCCTGCCCTTTCGCTGATTCTACTCAGATTAGGAATAAAACTTGACAAGAAATAATTTTATTTGAAACGATATATTTAATGAATCCCGAAGCGAAAAAAGAACTAGATCGAATCCTTGAAAAAGCAAAAACAGACCCCTTAGAAGACTACGAGCTTGATTTCCTCCGAGCAAGGCAAGTATACCTCAAAAAAAGCCAACTTGAATATCTTGAAGAGCGAGACATTTCATTGAAGATGACTAAAGGTGAAGAGAAAAAAAGGGCAAAAAAAGTAATAGCTCAGGCAGAACAAGATGAACGAGATGCCGACGAAGCGAACCGACTTGCCCACCCTGCCGAAAAGAAAGAGCAACTTCCCTACGGAGAATTACAGGACAAAGCTAAGGGACTAGGATTGAAGTTTGCCGGCATTAAGAGAGCGGTTCTTGAAAAGGCGATAGTGATAAAAGAGAAAGAGGAAAAGGAAAAAGGAAAAGGGAAGGGAAAAGGGAAAGAATAGTCCGCACCAGATAGCAGATTCCAAACCCTTGAAAAAGGACGGTAAAAATGCCAGAAACCAAAAAGAAAACACCCAAGAAAAAACCCACAGGAAAACCCCATGTTAAACCAACTCAGGAAGAACTTGAAGCTGATATTAAAAAGCGTACTAAAGAACTTGAGGCGTTAAGAGACGCGCCTTCACCTTCGCCTAGCCCCGAACCACCTAAAGAGCCAGTAGAGCCATCACCAAGCCCAAGTAAGCCGTCAGAACCCCCCGAGCCAACACCTTCGCCTAGCCCATCGCCTGAAGTGCCTAGCCCAAGCCCACCTGCCCCTTCAAAAGAAGTCATAAAAGATATGCATAAGCAAGAGAGGAAAAAGCGCATAGCTTCCGCCCAGGAAGCTCAAGTTCTCCATGCCAGGAACAAGAAGATAAACGAGGGGCTAGAAAAGATTAGGGGAACTCCTGAACCAACCGAAGACGAGATGAAGGCCGAATACCCTGACTGGGAAGTGATGAGCGACTTCGAGAAGAAGCAGGCGAAAGGTCTTATGCTTGCTAATAGAAGGTTCGCGGCGATTGACGAGATGGCCGAGGGATTCAAAGATTCAGAAAAGCACCAGAAAAAGGTGGATGACTTCCTCGCCGACCCCAAGACTTTAATCAATTACCCGGAACTTGAAGGAAAAGGAGACGAGTTTAAGTTCTTTGCCACCAAACCCACAAGGCGGGGAGTTGACTTTGAAGACTTGGTTCCCGCCTTCCTTTATGGTGTGAAGAAAACCAAGCAAAAGACGAAGAAAAAGGGTGAAATGTTTCCGACCGGGACTGGTGGCCCTGCCGCGCCGGACAAGGACGCGGGCAAGATTAGTGTTGAAGAAGCAATAGAACTAAGGAAAACGGATTCTAAGAAATATAAGAAACTTCTACTAGCAGGAAAAATTAGTACAGAGATTTAATTTAGCCTCAAAACTCCCACTTGACAAGAAATAGTTTTGTTTCGTATTCTAATAATTAGTAACTTCCTAACCTCTTCGTGAGCCGGTAAAGTTCAAAAGTTTTAACCAATTTACTTTACATGGCTGCATATCCGACGAAATTAGCAGAAGGTTTTTCTCAGAAGCTCTTGAAAGAGATTTACGACAAGAGCTTACTTGAAGTTGTTGTGAACCGCGATTACGAAGGAGAAATCAACGAAGTCGGCTCCATCTTGAACATCCTCAACTTTGACAGAATTTCAGAAAGAACTTACACCGGGGCTAACATGGCCGCACCTGATGACCTCGCTGAAAACAACGCCCAACTTATCATTGACCAATACAAAGCCTTCTACCACAAAGAGGATACCTTAGATAAATGGCTCTCCTACATCAAGGAGCCCCACCCAACTATTGTTGAGCAACTTGCTGGCGAAAGAAACCGAAATATGGATATATTTGCTCTCGGCCTTTACCCAGATGTCGCCGCGGGAAACAGAGTGGGAACTGATGTTACAGGTGGAACCGTTACTATTACCGCTCTTACAGGGGCAGTAGTCGGAACAGGCGGAGTCTTTACCGCGGGAATGGTCGGCCGAGGATTCAGGGCCGCAGGACACACCCAATGGTACAGAGTTTCAGCTTTTGCAGGCGTGAACAACATCACGATTGAGGATGACCTTGACGATGTAGCATCCCAATACACTGGCGGAGCAATCGGCCCTTTGGCAACCTACACCATAGAAGCTGTAACCCCCCTCCAGATTACGACCGCCAACTTCCTTCAGCAAGTAAGTGCTTTAAAGCTGAAACTTGAAACTGCTGATAGAGATCAAAAATCAAGCGTTCCTGACACAGATAGATTCTTGATTGTTCCTCCAGAATTTGAAGACTTACTAAATAGAGCCTCTGGAATTGCTCTCCATGTACCAGATGTTTATACCGAATTGATTAAGAGAGGTTTTATTACCATGCTCCAAGGATTCAAAGTCTTCAAGTCCAATAGGCTTACTGGTAACAACACCGCCGGCTTTCGAGTGATTGCCGGACACCCGAACTGGTGCACATTTGCCGAGAAAGTATTGCAAGCGAGAATGGAAGAGGACGTAGTCGCCAACTTTGGAACAGCTTACAAAGACCTATTCGTTTACGGTGCTAAAGTCGCAGACCCCCGCCGACACTTTGCGGCAGAGGGCTACTGGTTATTTTAAAAATTAGATAGTTAGGCGTTACTTGGGAGCTTGGGAATAAGGGTCTCTCCCTAATCCCATTTGAAGCTCCCTTTTTTAGTTAGGGAAACATGATATTTGAACTCTACGAACAATTACCGCGAGAAACTCGAGACGAGTTAGATCGGATCGAGGCTATTCCTGTAGCAGATAGGTCTTCTGTCGAGGACGCCTTTTTGGCAGCTCTAACACCCTACCGATACAATAGGGTAGTCCGCTATTCTGTTTCTGGGACTTCTACTCCGGATGCCGATGCTTATGATGCGGGGACAGAGATGATTTTAGAAGCCGAAGGCAGGAGTATCCCTCATGGCTACGAGGGTTTCAGAGTGGGAGCTCTCTTTAGACAGCTTAACTTAGATGGTCAAATGGTTTGCTACTGGAACACGGGTACTGAGCTTGTGGCAGTTTGGTCTAAAGTTGGATGGCAGGTTGTGTCAGCCTCACCATCACCATCAGCATCACCAAGTTTGTCTCCATCTGTTTCGGAGTCTCTATCACCGTCACTCAGCCCGAGTGCGTCTCCATCTCTCAGCCCGTCGGTATCAGAGTCTCTGTCACCATCAGTAAGCGAATCCCTTTCACCATCCCTCAGTCCTAGTGTGTCACCCTCACTAAGCCCTTCAATCTCAGAATCACTGAGCCCGAGTGTGAGTGAGTCTATTTCAGAATCACTGAGCCCCTCAGTTTCACCATCACTGAGTCCATCTCTTTCACCATCAGCCTCAATTTCGCTAAGTCCCTCGGTTAGTGAGAGTTTGAGTCCGTCTCTTAGTCCGAGTTTAAGCCCATCACTGTCACCATCCGTGAGTGAATCACTGAGTCCATCGGTCAGTCCTAGCTTGTCTCCATCCCTAAGTCCATCGGTTTCTCAATCATTGAGTCCGTCGGTATCACCATCCCTATCACCATCCCTAAGTCCGTCTGTTTCAGAGTCCCTAAGTCCAAGTGTGAGTCCAAGTCCGTCAGCCTCACCCTCAATCAGCCCGTCGGTTAGTCCGTCAGGTAGCCCGTCAGCGAGTCCAAGCCCATCTGCTTCACCATCGTTGAGTCCGAGTGTTAGCCCATCGGTTAGTGAGTCTCTCAGCCCATCGGTCAGTCCGTCTTTATCGCCAAGCGTGAGTCCGTCAGTATCAGAATCACTGAGCCCGAGTGTAAGCCCGTCGGTATCAGAGTCCTTGAGTCCTTCGGCTTCAGCGAGTCCGTCTGTTTCTCCCTCATTAAGTCCATCCGTGAGTGAATCACTGAGTCCAAGTGTTAGCCCATCGGTTTCGCCGTCAGCGACACCATCACCATCGGCCAGCCCGAGCTTGTCTCCATCTCTGAGCCCAAGTCCCTCAGCGAGCCCATCCCCGTCAGCCTCACCGAGTCCGTCATGGTATCTATCGGCTTCACCAAGTTTGAGCCCGTCTTTGAGTCCGTCGCTTTCACCTTCTCTTAGCCCGAGTCTAAGCCCAAGTGTAAGTGAGTCAGCCTCACCGAGTCCGTCAGCCAGTCCATCACCATCAGCTTCACCTAGCCCGTCAGCTAGCCCAAGTTCGAGTCCATCACCATCACCATCATTCCCACCTGAACCGCCAGGGGATGACCAATAAGGAGTAATATATGATTGACGCATACGGAGAAGAAGTCTATACAGCAGAAATAAAGGGAGTAGCCCTAGCGCGAAGCGTGGATGTAATGGGTCCTTCCCTTTTGATAACCCTTCACGCCGACACCAAGTTTGTCATCTTGTATGCTGTTGC